ATAGAGGACCAGTAATTTTTCAAATAGTGAATACTTGCGGTGACCCAGACAGTTTGGTTGCAAACTCAACGGTCGATTTAATTTTTCCTACAGAGAGCGGAACGCTAGAGAAAGCAGCATCCATTATAAGTAATGATCTTGCTAAAGTATCAGTATTCTTGACTGCGGCAGAGACTACTACAATGGTTTCAGGAAATATTATAGCAAAGATTACAGATGTGGATGCGGGTAATAAGATTAGATATGCAAGATTAGTTGGTGGTGCTAAAAGAGTTGAATTAGTAGGAGTGTAAAGGAGCTTATATGGCTGATCCTATTTTTGATGACAATGGAATATTGACAACTAGAATAACTAAAGAGGGTAGCAATGCCCCTAGTATGTGTCATTTAGTAAAAGATTATTTGTTTGGTGTAGACTTGACGGATGATGATGGAGTTCCCTATCCTGACTCAATGTTTGAAACTGCTATAGGTCTTGCGATTGATAGAATGCAAACAGAGCTTAATATGAGCATACACCCTATCAAAGTAGAGCAAGAGTTACATGATTACTATATTAATGACTATGTAGACTTTGCGTATATAGATGTATTTGAATATCCTGTGAGATCAGTTATAAGTGTTTCGGCTGCTTACCCACCAAGTCAAGAGATATTGAATTTCCCTCAAGATTGGGTAAGGCTTAATGCAAGTAGAGGACAAATACAATTAGTACCAACCGAGGGTTCATTGTCAACAATTATTATTGGAAGAGGTGGAACTTATCTTCCGCTTGTATGGCAGGGATTAGGCTATCTTCCACAACTATTTAGAGTAGACTATCAGGCAGGTTTTGCTAAGGGTAAACTGCCAAAAGATATAGAGCATTTAATAATGATGCACGCAGGTATTCATATTTTAAATACTGCTGGTGATTTAATTCAGGGCGCTGGTATTGCATCTAGGAGTGAGTCACTTGATGGATTCAGTAGGAGTATTTCAACTACGAGTTCCGCAACTAATGCTGGATATGGTGCTAGAATTTTAGAATGGAATAAAGAAATTAAAGAATATACTAAGCGAATAAAACAGTTTTACAGAGGCATACAGATGGAGGCTTTATAATGAGTGGTGGGGGAGTAATTCCTATTAACACAAGGAAAGCAGCATACGCAAAAGGTAAACATGATCTTATAGAATTTTTCTATGAGTTTATGTGGTGGAAAGCTATGCGTTGTCCTAACACTCGTAGTAAAAGAGATACAAGCAAGCATGATCCAAATTGTACTCTTTGTGATAACGGTTATATTTATATAGAGCCAAGACTTATAAATGGTTTTATAACAGGCTTAAGCAGAAAAGAATATTATAGTACAGAAGGTCAGTGGAATATAGGAACTGGATCAATAACTGTACCACCTGAGTTTCAATTAAGTTATTGGGATAAAATAATTGTAATTGGTAATAGAGACTGCAAAGATAATGAAGTTACCAGAAGATTTTCTGAAACGATAGAAAGAGGCTCTACAAATGTGGATGCTCTAAGATATAAAGCAGTAAAAATGATAGCGGCTAATAAAGTTATAGGTGGAAGCCCCGACGCTTTAGTAGAATATACGCTAGGAGTAGATTTCAGAGTTGATCCTGTAACTGCGGGGATACAATGGATTACTGCTAACAAACCAGCAGAGGGAGACATTTATTCAATTATGTATACTTACAATCCTGTTTATATAGTACAAGAGGTACTACATGTATTCAGAGATAGAGTGAGTGGTTTTAAAGAGAGAGGCGAAAAAAGAGGTTCATGGGAAAAAGGTGAAATACAAGCAATCGTTAAATTAGATTTTTTAGTGAGATATGAATAATGAAAATTAAAATGAGAAGTTCAGGCAATTTAAAAGACTTAAATAAACTCATGAGAGATCGTATTGTTATGGCAGTTTCCACAACTGCTAAAGCAGCCTACTCTCAATGGGGACATTTAGCTCAAAATGAATTGATGACTTCACGAAAAAATTATTTGAATGGATTGCAAATGCCTAAGATAGAAGTAAATGCAGGTAATACTAAAACAGTTTGCAGGGCTACTATAGAGCTTACAGGTTGGTTACCAAATTCTATAGAAAAAGGTATTACATCTTTTGATATGAAAGAGGGTTTATTAAGTGGGCCAAAAGCTAGACGCACTATAGATAAAGATGGTAAAGTAGTAAGATACAATATCATACCATTTAGGCATGGCTCTGCTAGATCAAGTGGGCAAAACTTTCCTAAGATTAATCCTAGAAGAGATGTTAATCCTAGAAAAGCTTTGAGAGATTTAAAAAATTCAGGTCTTGTGCCTAAGAAGTCAAGACTATCTGATTTTGGTATACCACCTAGAGGACCAAGATCAAGAGCACAGGTAGTTGTTAGAAATGTATATGCTGGCGTTAAAAAGTACAAAGGAAGATCAGGACAAGGCGGAGGAATTTTTACATTTAGAATTGTTTCAGATAATTCTCCTCCTAGTTCATGGATTCATCCTGGCATAACAGGCAGGCATTTGGCGAGAAAAGTACAAAGGTGGGTAGCAAATAATAGAAGTGAGTATGGCGTTAGAAATATTAACAGTAAAATCATAGGGACATTCTAATGAGCGCAGGATTAGACTTAGTTATTGAAGATACTTTATTAAAAGGGTTTGAAAAACTTAAAGCAGACCCAAGACCATTAGATATTACTTTCACGCATCTGAGTGCTGATAGATTAGCCGAAATGAAAGAATATCTGGATAATTTAGAGATTGATATAGTTTTCCAAGACAACAAAGGCGATGTAACTATACCAACTATAGCGATTGTAATGGCAGATGATCCTGAAAATCAAGCTTACTTAGGGGATGAAATAGGTGAGTTTGAGGATGATGCCGTTTACGGTACACCTGCTGACCCAGAAGATATTCACATGCAAGGGCGAGAATATGCTTCCACTTTTACTCTAATGTGTTATGATAAAGAACCTAGCCGAAGAGTTATATTTTTATATAACTTAACTAAGTTGATTATGCATTTAGAGTTAAGAAGTTTGATGAGGGCTGGATTTAAAGATTTGATTATGAATGGTTCAGATTTTCATCCTTTTCCAGAGACAGTTCCAGAATATCTTTATTATAGAGGATTGAATGTGAACTTTAAATATGTATTTGGTTTTGTAGATGTGTCAGCCGACCTCACAGATACAGGTGGTTATAAACTTGGCGAACGCACATATGAGTATGGAGGATATAACATTATTGAAGATCAGGACGGGGAACAAGTTGTTCCGCCTGAAGAGTAAAATGGAGGTAAGACATGAGTCAAAAAGTTGATAAAGTTAATAAAGCTGCATTAAGAAAAAAAATTAAAGCTCAAAGAGCTAAAGAAAAGAAAAAAGAAGAAAAAGTATTAGGGTTGCTTACTGCAAATATATATTTGCAATCCAAAAGAATTAAGGTTTATGAAATTGGCGGTAAAGAAGCATTTGCAAGAAAAAACGCACCTAAAGAAAGAATGACTTTCAAAGAGTGGGAAGAATTTTTTAAGAAATACTAAGAATTGAGAAGGAGGAGTTGATATGTCACAATATGTAATATTCAATGGTCAGAGAATCGTAGTTCCTGGTGGTGCTTCATTTATAGATGCTACCGCACTCCTAAGTTTAGGATTGGGAACAACAGGCGCAGTGGCCTTAATTGGAGAGGCTGATGGCGGAGAGCCAGGTGTTCACGTTATTAGTAATCCTAATTTAGCCAAGAGTGTCTTTAGAAGTGGTGATCTAGCAAATGCTATAAGGCTTGCTTTTAAACCTGCTTCCGACGCATTAGTCCCAGGTGGCGCTAGTGTAGTCTACGCTGTAAAAGTTAACGCATCTACTCAGGCAGCATTGGCTTTGAGTTCAATTGATTTGCAGTCAATTGATTATGGTCTACACACTAATCAAGTATATGGTATAGTGGGCGATGGCGTTAGTGGTGGTAAGATTATAACAATAGGTTTTGAGCAAGAGGCTAAAGTATCAAGTGAATTAGGTCTTACAGACATAATTGATATTTTATATACTGGTGATGCGAGTACAGCTATTATAACTAATAGTGCAACCGTTATTACCACAACACTTGCTGGAGATCAGAGTGATGGTTCTGCAAACTTAAGTATTGATCTAGCTACATACAATACAATACAAAAAATGGCTGACTATATTAATGCACAAACAGGTTACAGAGCTGCAATAAAAACATCTGAATTTGCTTTTGATCCTGCTAACTTTGATAGATACACAGGAAAGAAACTTATTCATGCAGTAGACGGAATTGCTTTCGCTGCTGGTAGCAACACAATTACATTTGAAGCTTTACCAGATGATCTTGATAAGATTGTTGATGGCACGGATACAATTGTAATTAGTAATTCAACAAACATAGGTAATGATGGCGAGTTTGTAATTCAATCTCATAGTACAGCGGGCAATGGTACAGTAGTAGTTACAAACGCAAGTGGTGTAACTGAGGCTGCTTCTCCATCAACTGCTGGATTAAAAAGAGTACAAAGAGCCGTAGTAAAAGAAATAGTAGATTGGGTTAATGATCTTTCAGTATATGCAACTGCAACTAGAAAATCAGGAGCATCAGGTGATGTCGCTCCTACAAATATTGATAAGACATTTTTTGCAGGTGCTATAAAAGGTCTGTCAACAAATACGACTTTCCAAGACGGTTTTAATTTAATTAATAATTATAGAATTAATCAGGTTGTTCCTCTAATCTCTTCTGATAATATCGGTGGCGGTTCTGCGGAAGCTGAAACTGTAATGTATCAGTTAAAAGATCACTGTGTATATGCATCAGGTATTCAAGGACAATTAAATACTGGTGGTGAGAGACAAGGTTATGTTGGTATTGAAGCTACTAAAGATCAATACAAAGATCATTGCCGTACTCTTAATAATGAACTTGTAGCATGTACTTCTATGGCTGTTACAGCTCTTGATGTTGATGGAAATCAATTAGAATATCCTGAATGGGGATTGGCAACAATCTGTGCTGGCGTACAAGCTGGTAGCGAAGTGGGTATGCCACTTACAGCTAAAGTTCTTAATGTTATCGGAATTACTCAAGATAACTCATGGAACCCATATGATGATGCCGATGAAATGTTGCTTTCAGGCTGTCTAGTCGCAAGAAAGAATATTCAATCAGGTCAAATAGAAATAGTAAAAGGTATTACAACTTATACGGCAGAAGACAATGATGCCTTTACTCAAATCGAAGTGAGAGAGTCATTACTTGTTACATCTTATGAGTTAAGAAATTATCTTGTAAGTAAATTTAATGGTACTAAGAAAAAAGTTGGTACTGCAAGCGATTACAAAAATGCTTGTATTGAAAAGTTAAATGAATTGTCAGAAGATGAGGTTATTATCAGTTATGATCCAAAGAAAATAAACATAACTGTAGTGGCTGATAAAGTTTATCCAGAAGTAGAGGTAGAACCAGCTCAAGGTATTCAGTATACATTGATCACTGTGTTTGCAGTACAAAATGTACAAACTGCATAAGGAGGTAAGGTATGGGCGCTAATACAAGCACTTTTTCAGGTGTAAGAGCCAGATTTAAAATTTCAGGGGAAAAAATAGGATTCGCTGGTGGAGTATCAGGCGAAGAGGCCATTGATTATGAACCTGTAAATGTACTAGACAAATTAGAAGTACAAGAGCACGTTCCTGTAGCTTATAGAGTATCTTTAAGTTGTAATATTTTTAGAGTTTTAGGAAAGTCTCTTAAATCTTTAGGAATAATGCCAATACAAAATGATATTCTAACTTCAGGTGCGTTATCTGCTACCGTTGATGACTCTGCGGATGATGATAGAACTATGCTTATTATTGAAGGTCTAAGAGCGACAACTAAGACTTTTGATATTACAGCTAGAGGTATCGTTTCCGAGTCCGTGAATTTTGTCGGTATCAGAATGAAAGATGAATTTGAATTAGAGTAAAAAATAATATTATGCGTTATTATGCTCATGTACTAATAAACTGGTATATGGGCATAATGATTGCTTATATTTGTAGTTTGGTGTAAGATGTAACTATAGATTGGATTAGGAGGTATAGATGGTAAGCAATGAAAAAGTGGTAAATTTTAACCACGAATGCGAAGACGGTGAAAAGTTCTCAGGAACTTTTGTCATTAAAAGAGCATCCATTATGGATAGCACTCGAATTTCTAAAATGAAGAGTATCTTACTCGGTGGCCTACCACCTATTAACATGGGTGAAGATTATCAGGCTGAGGTTATTGCCCATTTACAAACTGTAGTTA